TGGACAATGCAGATTGTGTAACTCCCCTTTGTGGAAAAGATGAACTTGAAGAGTTAATCGAAGATGGGTGTTTAATTGAAGCTGGACGATTTACGAAACAACCAGACACATTTACGAACCTTGTAGAAGATGTAGATAATTTTTTAGATAATATTGCTGAAACTTTAAAAGTTTGGCCAAGTGTACGAAATGATGTTCCGAAAAATAAGATGTTAATTACTGCACTTTCCAGATTTCTCTTTCATGTGGAATATCATTATTTTAAATCATTAGAATTCATTAATGATGATTATCCAGAGGGATATAAATTTTATGGAATTAAAGATTATTCTAAATTTGCAAAAAAAATTCATACTGCTTTATTTACTATTTTTAGTAAGGACAGTAAAAAAGATGTAGGTAGATGGAAAGAAGGTAAAAGTAAAGGTGATGAACGTACTATAAGTAATGCAATGAAAGGGTATCTAGGACATTATACAGATTCCGCAAGAATCCAACAAACTATTGATTGGATGATGGAACAGTTTGATAATGACTTTGAGGCTTGGGGTCTTGATGTCAGAGATGCTGTAAGACTTATTCCAACAAAGATAATCAATCAAAGATACTTTGAAAACGATTGCAAATGTGAATGTTGTAATAGAGAATGTGATGATATAGACTTAAAACTTGAAGGTGCTCACAATATTCCTCATGTTGCGGGAGTTCAGGCAGGTGGTTGTTCAAGTACAAAAGAAAATGCCAGAGCTGGTTGTTTTGATTGTAATCGTGACATGAAAGAACGAATCTTTGAAGAATACAAAGAATCTGGTGATTGGAGAAAATTTCTTACATGATCAAACAACTTTTAGAAACTCAAATTAGAGAACAAATACCAACTGAAAAGTGTGCAGTGCTGTTGAGCGGGGGTGTAGACTCCCTCTCAGTGGCTCTTGCCGCACATAATGTTGGTAAAGAAGTTATAGCATACAGCTTCCATCTTGAAGGAAACGAATCTTACGACTTCAAAACTGCTCAAAAGTTTTCTGAACAAATGGGTTGGACATTCAAACCAACAATAGTTCCTACAGACAATTTAGTTGAAGATTGGCACACTCTTGTCAAATTAGAATGTAAAAAGAAAACACACTTTGAGTGTGTATTTCCATTTCTGTATGTTTATCCAAATATTACTGAAGAGTATGTTCTCACTGGCTGGGGTGCCGATGGTTATTTCGGTGTAAGTAAAAAAGCCCAAATGAGATATGGTAGTGAAGAAGGTAATAAAAAGTATCATGCTTATTTCAAAAATAATCCAGATAATATCAAAACATTCAATGAGGCTCGAGACATATATTTTTTACCAGACAACTCGGCAGGACTGAAGTGGCACAATAAACTTGTGGAGAAATATAACAAAAAACACATAACACCATATCTAGATTCTACAGTTAAAGATTATTTTTATTCATTCAATAAAGATGAATGTTGGCTGACTTGGCAAGAGTTAAACACATTAAATGGTAAACCTGCACAAAAACATCATGTGAGAAGTGCATTTCCAGAGTTACAGGAGTTTGGAAAAATAAGAAAACATACAAATTTACACTTAGGTGCTGGTGTAGATAAGCTCTTTGAATCTTTGCTAAATAATACTGAAGACATTAATATTTTCGATAGAAAACGCATGATGGATGTTTCTACAGATTGGTATCGTGGAAATAAAATTCATCTCAAACTTTCTGAATAATTGGTATAAAAAATATGAAAATAGAAGCTACAGCTTTACCGGGCTTTGAAGAATTAGATTTTTCCGAAATTAAAAAGCCAAATGTTACAAATTACAAGGGAACAGAAACAGCTTCAGCAACACTATCTGAAGATTATGTCAAGCATGTAGTGGATGCAAAACCCATTTCTGCAGACTATCAAAAATATACATTGCAAGACGTGTATGATGGCGAAGCACAAAACAAGTTCAATGTAATATCTACCTTTGCCGGAGGTGGTGGTTCTTCCACAGGATATCGTTTGGCGGGTGGTAAGATTTTATGTATCAACGAATTCGTAAAAGAGGCGAGAAATACATACCATGAAAATTATCCAAACACTCCTATACTTCCAAATGATATAAAAGAACTTGATGGGAAAGACCTGTTGACTGCTGCTAATATTGACGCAGGAGAAGTTGATATTTTAGATGGTTCACCACCATGTTCTGCTTTCTCTATGGCTGGTGCTGTAGTGCAAGGTGGAGGTCATTCCAGCGGTTTTGGTAAAACTAAAAAATACTCTGATGGCAAACAGGTAGAAAATATTGAAGATTTATTTTTTGAGTTTATCCGAGTTGCAAACGGTATTCGGCCCAAAGTTATTGTTGCTGAGAATGTGTCAGGGTTGTTAATGGGTGAAGCAAAAAATTACTACTACAGAATTACAGCAGAGTTTGGAAATATTGGTTATGATGTATCTTCCATGCTGTTAGATTCATCACATTATGGAGTACCACAAACAAGAAAGAGAGTTATTTTCATTGCAGTCCGCAATGATGTAACTGATGCGATTGGTCTTACTTCTCTTAACATTGCTAGTATATTTCCAGAAAAGACAAGTGAAGTAGTTACAAGTGGAAATGCATTTAGTGACCTTGTATATGATGAAGAAGAAATAAAAATGTTAACAGAATCTTTTACAAGGGGCTCTCATTTTGTGACGGCATCAAAAATGCCACTTGACCCCCAAAAAGTATTAACAGGTTGTGATTATCATCCAAAAGGACATCACTTTAATATGAAAAGACTTTCAAGGTTCAAACCAGCGCCAACCATCACGGCTTCTGGTGGTTGCATCCATTGGAGTGAAATGCGAAAACTTGCATTATGTGAAACTCGTAGACTCACTTCTTTACCAGAAGATTTTAAACTTACTGGAAAGTGGGAGCAAAGGTCTGAACGTATGGGTAGAATGGTGCCACCATTGATGATGAAAGCGATAGCAGATTCAATATACAAGAAAATACTAAAACCTTATAAGGAGTTGACCAATGGCTGATTTTACTTTTGCACACAGAGAAGAAGGATTTGATAATCACATTGAACAATCAATTCGTGGTTACTCAAATTTACTGGAAGATGTAGTTAGTCTTTCACGTTACTTTATAGAAGATGATACCAACATAGTTGATATTGGATGTTCTACCGGAAAGCTAACGAAGGCCATGATGGAGTATAATAGTGACCATTCTCCTACAGCACAATATTTTGGAGTTGAACTCGCGGATGGATTCGTACAAGATTTGAAAGACCGCCGACTGGAATTGAATACTGCGGGTTTTAATACTGTAGAATTTGTAACGAAAGATATTCGTAAGTTCCAGTTTTCAAATTGTAATCTGGTCACTTCTATTTTCACTCTACAATTTATGCCAAAGAAAGATAGAAAAAAGGTTGTAGAAAATATCTATCATGGATTGAATGGAGGTGGTGCTTTCATTTTTGCAGAAAAGACTATCTGTGAAAGTGCATTGGTACAAGACATGATTACGTTCAATTACTATGATTACAAACGAAAATCTTTTGACACGGAGGACATCATGGACAAGGAGAGAACACTCAGAAACATCATGAAACCCCTCACATGGAAAGAACTTGAACACATGGTATCTTACGCTGGGTTCAAGACAGTTCAACCATTTTGGCGCAATCATAGCTTTGTGGGCGCATTAGCTATTAAGTAGGGCCTTGACAAAACACTTTAATATGGTATAATAGTACTATGAGTCCATTTGATTACCTAAAAGCGATTAATGAAACCAAAGAAGATGTGATGCTTACTCCACAAGATGAGAGGAAGTATTCGCCTTTTATCGTTAATCGCGGGTTATCCTTCTTCATGGACACTATATTTCAAGTAAATGAGATGAATCGTAACCACCACCTTGACAGCCGACTCCAGTTTGACTATCTTATAAATAATATTAGAAAGAAACGAAGGTATAGTAAGTGGCTGAAACCAGAGAAACTACAGAATGTTGAACTGGTTAAGGAGTATTATGGATTTAGTTATGAGAAAGCCAAAGATGCTCTAAGAATTCTCTCCGAGGATCAGTTGGCTTATATCATAGATAAACTGAATCAAGGTGGAGTGGAAAATGACAACAGGAACCGAGAACATGGTGGAATGCACTCTGGAAAATCCAGATGATTTTCTCAAGGTGCGTGAAACACTTACTAGAATCGGGGTAGCTTCCCGAAAAGACAAAATAATATATCAATCTTGTCACATACTACATAAACAAGGTAGATACTATATCGTACATTTTAAAGAATTATTTGCACTTGATGGTAAACCAACCAACTTCTCAGAAAATGACCAAGCAAGACGTAATACAATAGCAAATCTTTTATCGGAATGGGGCTTAATTGCACTAGTGAATCCAGACTCTTCAAGTGAATTAGTTGTTCCATTGAATCAACTAAAGATCCTATCTTTTAAAGAAAAAGATCAATGGGATCTTACAGCAAAATATAATATTGGAAGTAAAAGGACTGAAGATGGCGACCAAAATCAAGAATGAAATATTAAAATTTTACAAATTACATCCGAATGCTAAAGACCCACTCTATGCAACAGAGGGTTCAGCATGTTTCGATATTCACGCGTGTTTTGACGGAGTAGAAAAATATCAAGTCCGCCAAGATACTCTAAACAGAGTAATCGAAAAACCATTCAAGAACGGAGTTCTTCAAATAAATAACATGGAACGAGTAATGATTCCTACTGGATTGATTTTTGATATTCCAGAAGGTTACTCAGTTAGACTTCATTCTAGGTCAGGTTTG